GGGTCATTCATCATCCGATCATTGATACATATTTGAACCAGGACCAGTGTGAATATGACCATGCGCATGTGGGTCCGGCCCGCACCGGTATGAATTTCGTTGGGGCACACATGCCAATATATAATAATGAGAAGAAACAAAAGGATTTTACGCAAGAAAACAACGGGTCAACCCGTGACAAGAAAGAAAGCTCCGAAGAAACAACCAATAAGAAAGTTTTCGAACAACCCATTGGTGAGGCAAGCCTTCACTTCTGCCGGATCGATGGGGGGCGCCGCATTAGGAAACATGATAGCACCTGGAATTGGTGGTACAATCGGTGGCGCACTTGGTGGTATGGTGGGGAGGCTGGGCTCCCTCATCACCGGACATGGAGATTACGATGTGAAACAGAATGTCTTAGTCCGTCCGGGGCCAGTTCCTTCGTTTGGCGAGTCATCTATTCGGATCCGCCATAAAGAATATTTGGGCGACTTATCCGGCTCTACTTCCTTTGCCATAACGTCGCGCTATATTAACCCGGGCCTACCCTCTACTTTCCCCTGGTTATCTAGTCTAGCATCAAACTTTGAACAGTACCATTTTAATGGTTTGGTATTTCAATTTGTATCAACTTCCGCAGATGCATTAAATTCTACCAATACCGCTTTGGGTAAGGTTATAATGGCTACTGACTACAATGCACTTGATGCAAACTATTCTAATGCTAGTGAGATGTTAATTACTTTATTTTCAAACTATGGCAAGCCTTCAGAACACTTGTACCATGCCATTGAGTGCGCTGCTGAACAAACACCTACAAAATTATATTATGTTCGTTCTTCAACGGTATTCAATGGTGATCAACGCTTATACGACCTGGGTAACTTCCAGGTTGCTACAGAAGGCATGCAGGCTGCGGCCAATATTGGCGGCTTGTGGGTCACATATGATGTTACATTGGTGAAACCAGTGATCTCACCACTGGATGGAGCCTCCAGGCTAGACAAATGGAAATTATTTGGCGTTACTTCCGTCACTGGTCTAGCTGGAAACATCACCACTCCGGCCAATCCACTGTTGGGTGGGTTCTTTACAAATAACACAGCAACGAGTGTTGTTTATAACTTTCCCACTTCACTTAAATCCGGCACTTATCAAGTTACGGTGGCATTAAATTCCGAATCTGTTGCATTAACATACAATCCCATTACGATCAATGTTAATTCCAACTGTATTCTACAAACTTCGTTGATTAATCAAACTGTGGGGCTTGTATCCTCAAGTGGGTTGTCCCCATCTTGTGTTGCAGTCGCCCTAATCAGATTGACTAACACAAACGCTTCAATTACAATAAGTTCCACGTACCCTGTTGCTTCGTCCATTGGTGACTTTATAGTGAAGCAACAAGTGTTGGGAACTGAATTGTAATATCTCTATCTCTCTCCCTATCCTTAACCGTTGCTATAAGGAACCCTTAGTCTGTTACGATTTCTGACTTTAAAG